TATTTGACAATAATTCAGTTGTTACAGGTAATTTAGCACGTTCTATAACACCAGGTCCTACACAAATAGAAGAAAATACTATTGCACAACCTATTAGTTTACCTGTGTATGGTATATACGTGGATGAAGGTAGTGAACGTAGAGCAGGTGGAATGCCTCCTGTACGTGCTATTTTAGATTGGATTAAACAAAAAAGAATTAGTGTTCCTGCTGCTTTTACACCACAGCAATTTGCTTGGGCTGTAGCAAAAAACATTGAGAAAAAAGGACAACGATTTAAGAAACCAAAACCATTTATACAAGTATCATTAGATGCTGTAGTAGAAAGAAATTTAGCAAATATTGGAGAAGCAACAGCTTTAGATATTGACGAACATATAGAAGATAATTACGCAGAAATAGGATAAGATGGCAATTTCAATTAATCAAGAACCTACCAGCCCAAATATGGGTAACAGTAACCTAATTTTTGGTGTAGGTTCAACACAATATAGCTCACCACAATTTCAATTCGTATTAGATATTTACGAAAGTGGTTCAGCAACTAGAATACAAAGAATAAAACAACAACCTAATCCTTCAGGTGGTGGTTTCTTTGATTTAGGTAATATTATTCCTACACTATTAGAAAGTGATAATGTTTGGACAGCATCTCCATTTGCTACCTCAAGTGAAAGCAATAAGGATTTTATAATCAAGTTTGGTGAAGAATATGGTACAAGTACTTCTTCATCAGTTACATTATATGATGGTTCAGGAGGAGCAGGAGAACCAAATAAAACAGGTAGTGCATTCTATACTATTACAGATGGTTTAACGAATGATGAGAATGAAGTAGATTGGAATTTTGCTTCTTCATCTTATTATAGCCCACAAACAGCCTCTAGTGCTGAAACATTTACAGAACAAGTAGCATTAACAAGTTTCCCGACTACACAAAGTATTCAAGATGGAGAATACCATACTATTTCTGTTTACAATGGTAATGTTGATAATGGAGAAATATTAGCACAAGATATTTTCTATTACCAGATTACATTCTATAATAGTGCTGGTTCACAGATCCAAAATAATGATTTCATCAATAAGATTTCTAATGGTGGAGGTCCTAGAACAAATGATGGTGATGAGTGGACTGATGTTTACACAGAACAAACTAATAAAACTAGATTACTACACATAGGAGTAGGACCACAAAACTTAGAAGATGCAGGTATCTCTGTTCCTGCTACTTGGGCTTACTACGATATTGAATTAAATGCACAAGCAGATGATTTATTAGAGAATGGTAGTGGTATTTGGATGAAATTTAGATTTGAGAAAGATACTGCTAACTGTGGTTACCCAGGAAAACGATTTGCTTGGAAAAACGAATTTGGTGTGTGGGATTATTTCACATTTAAATTAGCAGAAGGTACTACCTCGAATATTGAAAGAAATTCATTTGAACAATCATTTGTAGATTACTCTTCTACCACAGCAACAATGCCTTATGATCAACAGAGAAGAGGACAAACACAATACTACAATAAAGTTACTAAACAACATACAGTAGAAAGTGATTATTTAACGCAGGAATACGCGGATAGTTTACGCGAACTATTCTTTAGCACTAATGTATATGTTCAAGAAGGAACAACGTTTGAACCCGTAGTAATTACAAATGCAAGTATTACAGAGAAAACAAATCCTAGAACACAGAAACTGTTTAGATTTACAGCAAATTACGAATACGCAAACGAAGTAAGACCTAGAAGATAATGACAATACTAAGGTGTATAAATGATAATGGTGACAAGTACGATTTAGACGTACTAGAGAATGTACCGTTTAGACTTGATATTTCAGCAATTGAATCAGGTGATATTGGTAGAGTATTTGGTGTATCGTCTCAAAAAATAGCTTTACCACCTACAAATACTAATAATGAGTTTTTTGGTAACCTATACGATATAGGAGCTTCACCAGCTACTTCATTTATTAAAACAGTACCTTGTCAAGTATTACAAGATGGGACAGAGGTATTTACTGGTAAACTATATTTAGAAAGTGTTATTACTGATAATAAAGGTAATGACTTATACAATGTTGTAGTTGTAAATGAGACAGTTGATTTCGGTAAATTAATTCAGGATGTAACATTTGGTGACTTAGATTTCTCATCTCTTAACCACGACTACACGTATGGTAATATTACTTCGTCTTGGGATCAAACATTATTAGATGGAGCAGTATTTTATCCTTTATGTAACTATGGATTTGATGTAGAAAATCAAAACGATACACAAATAAAAGGTGGTGGTGAACCAAGAACATTTAGTAACTATAATTCTCCTATTAGAGTAGATGATTTTAAACCTGCAATTAGGTTACGTGATTGTTTAGATGTAATATTTGAAAGTGTAGGATACGAGTATACTTCATCATTATTTTCTTCAGGTAGTTATACAGATGATATTTACGTTTTAGCAACAGCGGACGATAAAAAAGGTATTACAACAGAATCTCCAGTATCACAATCGTTTTTAGCATTCAACAATGCAAATCAAGATTACACAGATACACAACCTATTTCTAAAGTAAACTTTAATACAGCAGTTACAAATAACGCTAATAGCTACGATACTACAACTTCTACCTTTACAGCCGATGTTGATGGTAGTTACCAATTTAAGGTTCAATTCAAATACGAGATCCTAAATTACAATAATGTTGGTGATGCAAGATCAGTTAATATTAGAGTATATAAAAATGGGTCTTCGTTTGATTCATTTGTTTTTAATCTACAAGGTTCGGTTAGTGGTTTATTGAATGTAGTAACACCAAATTATCCTTTAGTTGCTACTGATGAAATTGAGATATACGTAGTCTATACTGAGACGGCATCTGGCACACAAACTTTAAGGTTAATAGGTGATTCATCTACTAGATTTGAGTTAGTACAAGGTCCTACTACTGTAGTAGGTGGTAGTGTTGATTTAGCTCCAATTTATAGAGATATTGTAGTAACTGAGTTTATGCAAGGTTTGATTGAGAAATTTAACCTAGTAATTGAACCAGTTAAAAATCAAAGAAATGTACTATCAATAGAGACATTTAATGATTGGGTAGATGCTGGTGCAACGGTAGATTGGAGTGATAAAGTTGATTATAATCAAAAATGGGATATTAGACACCCATTACAAGATCAACCTAAAAATATTAAGTTTACAGACGAGGAAGATAATATAGCATTAATCCAATACCATAAGAGAACCCAAAATAAATTATATGGTGAATTCGATTATGTCTCAGAAAGTGATTTAGCAGAAGGAGAAAGCACAATAGGTAAATATTTTGCTCCAATGCCTATAAAAGGTATAGATGGAGCTCCAATGTCTGTAATGCCTGCATTATGTGAGAAAGATGATTCATCTCAACCATATAAAAGAACATTATTTAAACCCAGATTAATATTCCATAATGGCAGATTTGATGCTAATGGTATATACGGTGAAACACAATTTGGTGCTACATCATTAGGTAGCTACTATTTCTTAGATGAAAATGGTACTACACACGTAGAAAGTGATTATGGTTTAGCTTCACATTTACAGGCAACACCTGCTGATTTCGATACTACAATTGATTTACATTTTGGTAATGTTTATTCTCCAGGTCATTACAACTACCACCAACAACAATATAATGGTAGAACTAAGAGAACAGCATTTGATGAATACTGGTCATTCTATATTAATGAGTTATATGATGTAGATAGTAGAAAAGTAACATTAAATGTATTCTTATCACCTACAGAAATTCCTGATATTCAGTTAAATGATAAAATCTTTATTGATGGTCATTACTACAGAATTAATAGAATAAATGGTGCAAACATTACTCGTGAAGATAGTGTTGAAGTAGAATTAATTAAAACATTACCTCGTAAATTAAGATATCCAAGAAGAAGAATCACAATAGATGATACAGCAGTAGACATTACAATTGATGATCAAGGATTTAGCGAATCAGGACTTGTTACCTATGAAGATTTCGAAACAGGAGCTGATTATACAGGTTCAGCATTACCACAAGCAGCTACACGTGATGGATTTACTACATTTGGAAGTAATACAGTAGTATGGGATACTTTAAAACCAACAGAGGCAAGATTTACAGCTCAAACAAATATTGGTCTAAATAATGTTGATAAATCAGCAGAAACTATTGATGCTAGAGGTAATAATAACCAAATAAATAATAACGTACAAATAGCAAGAGTAGAAGGTAGTGATAATACTGTTCAACAATCTTCTAAGTTTATTTCAGTAGTTGGTGAAGAAAATGTTATAGGACAAAATGTATCAACCGTAACTGTAAATGGTAGAAACCATGACATTGGTGATAATGTTTCTTTTGCTAATATATTTGGTGGTACAAATGCTATTATTGATGGTGGACTAGGAGCTGGAACAGGTAGCTTTAATGCTATTATCAATACAGATGAAGGTAACATTCTTGGGGGCCAATACAATACCTTAATGGGTGGGTTTGGTGGTAGGATTGAATCATCTTCATTTAGTACAATGATTGGTGAAAACCATTACATTTCATCTTCTGATTCTACTACTTTAATCACTAATGCCTCTCCTGGGGCAACAAGATACTTTACTAACATGACAGAAAGTGTCATTGTACAAGTTAGTAAGGATATGGATGGGGCAGATTATCCAACAGAAAAACTATATGTTGGTGATACTTACTTTACAGAAGAGATAGCTGAAGATTTTTATGTATTTACAGGTAGTTTAGCTTCACCATTAAACTTAAATACTTCAACTTATGAAGGTATTTACTCATTTGTACTAACACCATCAGGAACAGGTGAGTTAGAGATACAACTTCCTGATTGTAGTGATGTTACAGATTTAGGTTATAGAAGAAAACTTAAGTTTACTACAGCAAATAGGGCAGGTGCTACTTATAAGTTTACAACACAAGCAGGTGAATCATTTTATGTATTAGGTGACCCTACAGAATATGACTTTAACTTTGATGGTGCTTCAATCACTTTCCAAGCTATTGAGATTGCTGGAAATGGGACATGGGTAGTTGAAGATGAGACTAGAGGTAGTAAAACAAATGAAGGTGCCTATGGTAGTTTCTATTCTACATCCTCACAAGCTATTATT